TTTCAATGAAGTTTTCAGTTCTTTCAATTTACGCAAGTTGTATTTTACTGCATTGCGGCAGCTATCCAAGTCACCTTTTGCCACGATAATGGCGTTTTGAATATCTACCACAGAAGAGAAATTAGTTGTTGTCATTTTGAAACCTTTCAATGTTCGTTCAATAAATTTATAATGCTAACAAGGTACTGACTATTACATGATGCCGAAGTCGATACTGCATCAAAACCTTGCTAAACCCATCAGGGAAAACGATTCGCACTTTTTTCGTTTTTCTTTCTGCCCATCCAATATAACCATTATGCCCGAAGTGCAGAGACTTGTCTAGGCTTTTCTGCCACTGTTGTTTTTACACAACAACATTACTTGCTGCCAAAAACTTAGCAGCATTGAAACGTGGGTTCGAAGCTTTCAAAGTAGGCAACAATTGCAATGCAAATTTTGCACGATCTGCTGCATCTGTAATATTGGCAATAGTTGCTGCTAATACAACGAAATCTTTTCTTGTCATCATTTTATTTTCCTTTGTTTGCTCATCCAATGTAACCATTATGCCCGAAAGCAGTAGAGTTGTAAAGTCATATTTGCCGTATGTTGCGCCGATACAACACTGTGCGGCACGTTGGCAGAGTGACAAGACGGATGGTTGCTCGGTTGGCAAGTCGAATGGTTGGCAGTTCGGTAACACACTATTTACCACATTTTCCCACTATCCAGAGTAGTGCGTTTGCAATGCGAATGCGAATCATTCTCATTGGATGCATTATATTGCCGTTTTACTGTGTTGCGCCAATACAACAGCCAACTTGACTTCTAGAGTGTTTTCGGGCATAATAGGTACATTGGATAAGCAAACAAAGGAAACAAAATATGAAAACAGTAATCTGGCAGGTTCGTAGGTCTGGCACTACGTGGAAAGCATCATTCAAAACTCGCAAAGAAGCACGTGAGCATTTAAAGAAAAGTTGGCAGTTCAATAGTGCGAATGAAAGTTATATCGTGAAAATCACTACCGAAAGAGTGAGTTAAGATTATGAATGTTTTTATTCTAATGCTTAATCTGCGGTATTCTGATTCTGTAGTCAGTGTATACAGTTCGAAGGATGATGCAGAGTCAGAAGCAAAACGATTAATGAATGAGCATAGATTGTCGAAGCAGTCGAAAAGTGAGCAGGATTTGCGTTATTATGTTATTACTAGGGATTTGATACAATGAGTAGATTCAATGAGTTGTTTAATCGTCTAATAAGTGATGATGCTGTAACAGTGAAACAAAAGACTGTAGGCACAATGGTTTATGACGTAATTCGTTCTGAGAATAGTTCGGGTAAAGTATTGTTTCATATTGTTCGATTCGATAAGGAAAAAAACATCGGTGATTTTTATCGTTTTCCTAGTATCGATGAAAAAATGGCATTGCGTTACCTGAATCAAATTGTCATTGGTCTTGAAACTTTTTATGTGATGGAGAAATAGATATGAGTAAAAATGAATTTCTGGTTTTGTGCAGTAACTACGATATTGATCCCGATATTGCACTGGAAAATGATAACGTGGTCGAAGCATTGCGTAATCGTGATGACAATGCAGTGGCAACTATTCTCGAAAGTGAGTTTTAAGATGAAAGAGTATATTTTGGTTTTGCAGAGAAGTGACGATTATCAAAAACAATGGGAATTTCATTGTGATGCCGAAGATGCCGAAAGTGCAGAGCAAGACGCATTGATTGAAAATGAAAATGTTCGTTGTATATCCGTTTTTGTGAGAGTAAAATAATGTGTACCATTAAAGAATACGTTGAAATACGTGAAAAGATGATTGAAATCACTCTTGACTATAAGCACAATCGTAAATCGATTGCGACACTTATGGCAGAGAATGATTGTCCTGAAGAGACTATTATTTCGATTTTGATGGATATGAGTCCGAAAGTGAGAGTATGACAATACGCAAAAAACGTGCAGACCGTAATCATGTCATTTACAAAGTGACTTGTGTTGATACGAATGATACGTATATCGGTCTAACAGTAGCAAATGGTCAGGCATACGTTCGTTCGGTGAAAGTTCGTTGGCAAAAACATGTAAGTCGTGCAGTGTGTGAGGATAAAGCGTGGGGCATGTGCGTTGCATTGCGTGAGTTGGCAGAATGTGATTGGACGTATGAAATAATCGAAATCGTGCGTGGTCGCAAAAACGCACATGCACGAGAACGTGAGCTGATTGCCAAATTAGCACCTACATTAAATACATTTTGAGACAATGTGTTGTATTGGCGCAACAGAGAGACTTGACAAGTCTAGGGTAATCGGGCATAATAGGAACATGAAAAGAGCAACTATGACAGTGCAGCAGATTAATGATTTGGCAAGAGACATTGCCACGTTGTTAAATGAGCAATACATCGATTACCAGTATGATGCAATGGTTGATGACTTGTGTGCATTGTTTGAGCAAAATGAATATGCTGCACGATCTTATGATATCGATGCAATAGACTATGGAAAGAAAATATGAGTACATTCAATTTAGAGCAGTACAAAAACCCGATTACAAGTGAAGTTGCCTTGTTTAAGAATATCCCTATTGACTTGATTGAAGTCGCACGAAGTGCAGTGCGTGAGTTTCAGTCGAAAAATCCAACTCTCGGAAAATACCGTTTTCGTTTTCGTGGTTCAAATCGTCCACAGTCTCATTGCCCACGTGACTCTGCAAATCGTTTTTCCGTCTATTTTTATCAGTCGCATCACAATGTGAGTTACTAAAATGAAGTTATGGAATGAAATGTCGTTGCTTGAGCAGTATATTTGTATCTATTCGGATATGCATAAAGATGCGTATGGTTTTCGTCCACGTAATGACATATCCGAATGGACAGAAGACGATTTTCGTCGTGAATTCGAAGTTATGCAGAAATGCATTATTGAAACAGAGGATAGATGGTAATGAGCATTCAATATATTATGAGTGGCACAAATAAACGTAATGAACGTGTTGTGCTATGGCACATTGGTGACTATCGATACGATATCGATATTGGTTCGGGCATTTACAAGAGAACGATAAAGTTCTACACTGATTATAGTGAAGCTCTCGAACAATTCAGAATGTGTATGTCCAACTGTCCAACAGAGGAAAATGTATAATGAAAAATGCGAGAGAATATTCGATGAAGTTGCTCGACTTGGTTGAAGAGGGCATACTTGATAGGGATGCGGTAATTTGTGCAATGATAAACTATCTCAGTGATTCAGATGTTAAACAAATGATGGAAGTGAATGAATTCATTGTTGATGAAGAGGATGAAGAGGAAGAGTTCGACTATGAGTGAAAAAATTATATGTAATCGTATCCGCACACCTGATGGTACGATACTCGAATCGATGAATCGTCACGACTATGTGACATATATCGATGCGAATGGTAAAGAGTATATGGTTGATGGTGGCCTCGATTACTTGCGAAGAAATATTCACGATGATGCACCGTATACTGAATTATCGGTTATGTGCAACGCAGACCATTCGGTTATTCGTGAGGTATTCAAGTGGGGAACGTATGGTATCGATGGTAAGCAACCATTGACATACGTGATTCTGAAGGATATGAGTTCGGATCATATCGATGCCATACTTGAGACACAAACACATTTGCGTGACCACATTCGTCAGTTGTTTGTCAATGAATTGAATTTTAGGAGTATGCAATAATGAAACAAGTGAAATTTTCGGAGTTGAATGTAGGTGATTCGTTTGAGTTCAATGGTAACTTCTGCACGAAGGTATCGACCAAGACTGCAATACTAGTGCAATACATGCGAACTTTTCGTATTTCAGCAAATGATAGGGTGACGGTATGAACAAAGTATTCATTGTGGTGCAGAAAGTTGCATACGAAGGCGATACCGTAATGCGAGTATTTGCCAAGTATGATGATGCGGTAAAGTATGCCGATGAGTTGACAGCAGAAGAGATAATGCCGTTGGATATTGATTATGATGTATATGAACGTGAGGTGTATTAATGAGTAGGTTTAAAGATATGATTATTGACATTGAAGCAGACTTGGAACGTGGCAAACTATCGTTTCAGCAAATTGCCGACTTCTATGGCATACCAGTGGGTGACGTTGAAGTGATTGCGAAAGAATGGATGAATCAAATTGATGATTCGCAATACAATGAATCGTTGGATGGTGACTTTGATTCGGGCATGGCATCGGCAGGTTTTGGTACAGATGAAGATTATGGATACTATGGAGAAAATGATGAGTGAAGTTGATGCGATTATGGCGTTCGAATCGGGTGAATTGGATGATGACGGTATCATCGATTTGTTTCAGAAACTAATTGATTCAGGTTTGGCATGGAAGTTACAAGGTTCGTATGGTCGCACAGCGACTGCATTGATTAATGCTGGTTATTGCACTAGGGGATAATATGAGAGTGATTTTATTGTGTTCGTTGTTGGTCATGCTATCTGCATGTAATACCACGGCGGGTGTGCTATCGGGTGTGGGTAAGGATTTGCAAACTGCATCGGAGTTGGTTACACCCAAAGAAAAAGTTCCACTAAAATAATCGGAGTGAATGAAATGTCAAACAAAAACAAATTTGTAAAACGTCTGTTGAAAGACCACTATGAAGCCATTGAGTTGAAAGAAATCGCAGATGATGCAGATGAAGAGTTCGACCAGTGGGAGAATCAGTTCATTCGGTCACAGTTTGAGCAGAGTGAAACCTATCGTAGTTCTCGCAACAAACTGGCAGAAGAAACGGAATTCTAACTATGAGTACGTTTCTTGCTATACTAATCGCAGTCTTTCTATTCTACGGCGATCCCGATGTATGGGATTTGCTGCATCAAAAAACTATGAGGATGTTGAGTAATGACACAGAATGTACTATCACTAAATCGCAAACGTCAAATAATGAGGGAAAATGATATGCCAAACAATGAACAGTTCTTTACGTCACGTGATGAGTATATCGCCGTGCTGCAAACTGAAGTAGAAGTGCTTCGCCGTTATTACTACAAACCAGAAGGTTCGGCAACTGGACATTATAACACTGCTATCGGTGTGCTTGAGGAACGTATCAAAGAGTTGAAAGCAACACGACTGCCGTATCAGTATGAAGTCTAGATCATATCCATCGCAAGAACGATTGCATGAACTATTTGAGTATCGGGATGATGGTAACCTGATATGGAAAAAATCTAAGTTCGGAATACGAAAGGATATGATTGCAGGTACTCTCAATCCAACCACTAATCATCATCAAGTATTCGTTGATGGGAAAATTTATAATCTTCATCGAATGATTTTTATGTATCATTATGGATATCTGACATCAGGATTAGAAATAGATCACATTGATACCGATAAATCAAACAATCGTATTGAGAATCTTCGTGAAGTAACAAGAGCACAAAATTTCATGAATACTAAACTCAAATCCACCAATACATCAGGTGTTAAAGGTGTATATTGGAATAAATCTCGACAAAAATGGGTTTCTCGAATAAAGGTAAACGGTAAGAATGAATATCTAGGAAGTTATAATACAATAGAAGAAGCAGAAGCAGCAATGACTATTGCACGAAACAAACTACATGGTGAGTTTGCACGACACAAATAAATCAATCTGCCGTTAGTTCAATGGATAGAACAGTAGCCTTCTAAGCTATAAATGTAGGTTCGATTCCTACACGGCGGACCAACTTACTCACCTTTTGGTTCTATCAATATAATTGGAATGTGTGGTTTACGTAGTGCATCATTGATTGCTTCAGTCAATGTTTTCTGATGCCTAGTGAATTGTGGTTTGGGATTGCGATGCGTTTCAGCCAGCATCCAATCAGGTAGTGTGTCGCCGTCATCGTCATAGAAGTTATTCATCATGATGCGCCTCTTTCTTTCGTTTTTCTAAATGTAGTCTTTCTTCAATTTCTCTTAACTTGTCGTGTTCTGCTTGTAACGCAGCAGCATCTTTGCGTATCTCGTCAAATGCCATTTGTGTACCATACGAATCGTACACCAAAAACAGTATTAATCCCACATTCATTACAGCAAGGAAAATGAGTAGAATGGTTATCGCAATCATTTCTTCTTGCCTTTCTTTTCTTTGGCAATTTTTGCTGCACGTTCTAATGCTTCTTTCTCTTCCTTCGCTTTCTTTTCTTTTGCTTGTAGTTCTGCTACCCTAGCACGTTCTTGTTCTGCATTCGCAATCAAACCTTTGATGAGTAATACAGTTCTGTTTTTTTCTCGTTCAGCAATGATTTTGACTGCTTCCAGTTTACCTTCATAACTCTTGGCGCCATCAAGCAAACCCTCCACGATATCCAACTTCTTCTTGGGTTTGAGTTTGTTTAATTTCTTTTTTAGGTCTTCGGGGGTATCTTCGGGGGTGACTTCGGGGGTATCTGACATTTTACACTCTCCTCAGTGTATTTATCCAATACAAAGTCTTTGTTTATCGTTTCATTATACAGTGGAATGAACGATACGACATTCCCCGATGGTTCGGCATGTTCTCCCATTTTTTGTGCAAAGTATTCATCCATTAGTTAATATGACTGCTTAGATTTTGTTTGTTTCTCTTCTTCGGTCAGTTCTTTATGTTTTCTCTCTGATATAGGTGTCTCATATCCCAAATGTAATCCAGTGAGAGCATCATCTTCACCAACATATCCCTTATAGAATGTATTGAATGCTAAGCTTATTCTAGGTTTGTCACTGACTACACTTTCAACCATGTGAGTTAAATGTGAGGGGAATAAAATAATGTCTCCTGTTTTAACTGTAAACCACCACGACTCTGAATTAAAATCATTCCACGATTTTTTTGTGAGTTGTAGTTGTTGATAACCATCTCTGTAAAAGACTATCTTATCGAGTTCTGGAATAGCATTAATATAAAACACACCAGAAATAATACTGTTTGCATGGTTGTGCCTATGATGAAATTCACCTTTCGTTGTTCGATTGAGCCATGATTGTGTAATATACAATTCAACATCATGCATTGGACATATAATTTCTTGCAAATACTTATCGACAAAACTTTTACAATATTGTTTTATATCTTTCATCACTTCTTCTTCAAGAACATTATTATTTTTTGATGAATGATTACCAGTGTTGACTCTCAGTTTATCACCGTTGCTATGTTTTCTCAGAAAATCTAATTCATCTTTTGTGAATTTTCTATTGATATTCGAAAACACAACTGGTGTTGGAAAGAGTTGATGTGCATAGTATGACATATTGTCAACATTTACAGTTTCTGATTTACTTTTTTTCGTTGACATGTTCATTCTCACTTATTTTGTTTAGTTGTTCTCTCGCAGCTTCATCAATAACACGACTTGCCCACATTTCTTCATTTTCCAATATCGGCATACTGTTTATCAGTTCTTCATCTGTCATACTTTCTATCTTTGCTTTACCTTCACGTGGTCGTTTCATTGGAAATGATAACTCAACCTCCTCAAATGGCCATTCCAATGATTTGGTTGTTGGCCATCCTGTCCATGTTCTATTCTTTGCTTTTTTCATCTATCTTCCAATCATAATCCCATTGTGATATTTGCTGATCGTTTATGTGATTATACATCAGTTTCTTCACATCTGCAATACGTTCAGACTTATTCTTTGCACCCATAATGATAATGATATGCTGTTCCAAGTCACCACGTGCAATATCCCTATCAGGTTCACCATCAAAGTATGACATAAACTTGTCTATAACAGTAGGTTCACGTTGTGTTCGTTTAGTCCAATGTTCTACCAGTAGTGCAACACACCAACCTGCCGAGTTCGTGAATCCAGTTTTGCTGATAACGATATCATCAAACTCAAATAGCAGAGGTTTGTTTGTATTCTCAAGCACAATAGACCGAACCTTAGACTTGTAATGTGTCTCGATGATAGTCTGTTTCTTTATGCTGGTGGTACGAATAACATCGTATAGTGATGCTTCTCTCACGATATCTACCATATCAGAACCACTTGATAGATTAGAACCACTCAAACCAGTTGGGTCTTTGAATTGTGTAGCAGATAGTTTCATCTCTTTTGCTTTGGTATTCATTGCCTTGATGAATGCTTGTCGTCCACCTGGATAATCATCGGCAATCGTTTCTGCTGCTGCATTATCGGAACGAATCAACATGGCATGAAACAATTCATTGCGAGTGAATTCTTTTACTGGTAGATGTGAACCGACTCTGGTCTTCAACACAAGTTTACGTTTCATGTCCTTGCTGTAATCCAGTGCTACCATTGCAGTCATGAGTTTAGTCATTGATGCAAGTGGTCGAGTCTTATCGATGTTTTGTGATACAATCCATTTGTCTTGAGTTAGATTGTAATGTGCGATAGTGCTAGTATCTCTACCTTTTGCATATGATGTGGAACACATGAATACAAAAATACCGATGAATAGTATCGGTGTGTATCTCCACGAAAATGCTTTTAGAATCATTTCAAAAATAGGTTTCATAGTATTAATAAAAATCAAACCAACCAGTGGTTATGTATTTGTGTTGATCTGGTGATATAACACCACGATGTGTGAATGTCCAATCTGCTGGCCATATTAAAGTCAATCCTTTTTCTGCTTGTGTAATAAGTTTTTGATGAAAGAACTCAGTTCCACCATTACTAACATCATTTAGATACGTCATGAAAACTAAATGTCTTGATGCTACTTTTTGTGCTCCAGTTCTTTCAGTATGCCATATATAAAATCCCTCATTGGGTTTATAATGTTGAATCTGCACATTTGATACTACCTTGAATTTATTATACTTATTACTCCACGGATATTTTTCGAAATACTTGTTTAATACATTTTGTAGTTCTTTTGCATAATCATTACAAACTTCATTTTCTCCAGTTAGATCAAGTATAACTTCAGTGCTTTTTTTAGAATCTACATTCACCCTAGTTTTACCTGCTTCTGATTGGCCAACAAATCCATCATACTTATTTGGACTTTCCTCATAGTATTTTATTAGTTTATCACAAAGGTCTGGATCAATATACCAACCACCGATAAAATTATCTAAATCATTTATTGAATGTTCTTTCATTCCTCGCCTCAAGTTCACGCATATCCATTGCTAAGTCTGCAACACCATGCCAATCTTCATTGGCAATCATTACCTGCAAATATTCCATTAGTATTTTCTTCTGTACTGTAAAGTCTTTGTAGTCTTTAGTTTCCATGATAGCATAATGGGGTTACAGTGTCAACAAGATTACCACTTTTCTGCCCTATTCCACGTATCGTCATAGTCTGAAACGTAATCATGAACATCGGGTATATCAACGGCAAAATCTTCTTGGCCAACTTCTTCCCACTCTTCTCCTTTTCTCTTGGCTGACATTATTCGGGATGATTTTTCTCTGGTTGCAGAACCTTCTGGTGTCTGATGATACTCTACCAGTTTCTGCGCTCGTATTGCTTTATCTTCTGCTGTATGCTCACGAACATTACCACATGATCGAGAACAATATGGTCCTCGTTTTTGATGTTGTGTTCCACATCTAGGACAGGTTTTGAGTATGGGCATACATTAGAAGTTATCGTTCAGTGTTGTTGATTCCAACTTACTTTCTATGTAGTCACATAAGATATGACCCAACATCAAATGACCTTCTTGTATTTGTGGTGTGGATGTGGATGGTATGGCGATGTAATAGTCTGCCCATTCTTGCATGTAACGTGTCACCTGACCAGTGAATGCAATGTTGGTTATACCAATCATCTTACCCATTCTCATTGCTTGTAGGATGTTCTCTGACCGTCCTGATGTGGATAGGTAGATTGCAATATCTCCTGCTCTTCCAAGTGCTTGTAGTTGTCGTGCAAAGATATCTTTGAAGTCGTAATCATTACCAATGGCAGTGATTGCTGATGTATCTGTATTGAGTGCAAGTGCAGCATAGGGTTTGCTTTGCTGCATGAAGTGACCGACTAACTCTGCTGATAGGTGTTGTGCTTCTGCTGCTGAACCACCATTACCCATAAAGAATATTTTGCCACCGTTGCGAAGTGAATCAACACATGCTTCTGATGCTTTTACTAGTTCGGTGAGTGGTTGAGGGGTTGTGGCACTTGCAAAGTTTGATTCGTTGTTTTCTAATAGGGCATTCACCATTGCTCTCGATTTGAGCAAACTGTTCACGACAAAACTCATAATAACTCCTAGGCTGATTCGATTAGGTCATTGGGATTGCAGGTAGTGACAAAGTTAATGAATGCGACTGCTTCATCTTCATCGAGATAATACCGAATGATTGTTTGTGCAGTGTATCGTGAGACAATCATTAGTAATATGTAGTGGTCACGATAGGTGGAGAACTTAATCCACCACCCATTGCGACTCACTGGTTGGTAAAATCTACTTTTGCTTTGTATCTCCAGTTGCAGATTTTTCTGTTTTGATGATTTTCTTTGCGTCATTTGCTACATTCTCATTTAAAGTTGCTACCTTCTTTGTATATGTAGTAAACTGATTATCTGTAATTGAGTCGAAATGGGCAATAGTGATATCCATCAATTGCTTGTTGAAATCGATGGTTTTTACTGCTGCATCTTCTGCTTTGCGAGTAACATCATTGAATGTATAGAATACAGGGAATTGAGGTTGATTTAAAAACATTGTAGTTTCCTTTTGTAGTTGAATTCGTTGATTAACATCTCCACATCCGCCGTGTTCTTTGGATTGTGTGAAGAAATATATTGTTCTATTTCAGTTATTTGTGGTTGAACAAACCATTGTATCAGTTTTTTTAGCATTTGTAAATCCCTCCTATGATATTATATAGGAGGGAAATGGTGCAATGCAATATTTTATTTAGTGATAACTGATATTTGGATATTGGTGAGGTGTGCTCGGCGTATCTTACACTGCACCCAATCATTATAATAATCGGGAGATACTAGAGCATCTCGTTTGAATATCTCGGCAGTCTCGTAGTATGAGCATTCCGATTTAGTCTTACAAAGGTGAAGGATAGTCCTTACGAACTTATCCTCACCTAAGATTGAGACATCTTCTTGAAGTGTTGCATTGGAACCGTAATAGGTTTTCCAATCAGATGGTTTTCGGATTTTTTTTCTTTTGCCGTTGACTTGCTTGTAGCCAGCTTGTGTAAAGTATTTGCGTCCAATATATTTCCGTCCTGTAATTGTATTCTCTATCATATACACAAAACCAAAACACATTCCATCATCGATGTATTCACTGTCGCATAATAACCATGTCATAGAGAATCATCGTCCTCATCATCGTCATCATCGGCGTCACCGAAGTCCTCTTCTTCAAGAATCATATACTCCCCACAAAATGGGCAGTGATTTGGGTCTGACTCTGTATTCATTTCATCATATTGAATAGTAAAGTCAGAACCACAGGCTGAACATTCATGGTTTATTTTAATCATTAGTTACACCATGATTGTTTAGCTTCACCAAAGTATTCACGTGCAAAACCGTTTGCAATCAGTTGAGCACGAAGACTTTGACCATCGAGTATGATGTCACCCAATACACGGCCACCAAACTTATCCCATCCGTAAAGTGTCGCTTGACGTTTGACTGATTTATTAACTAGATTTTTGGTGAATGCCGATGCTGCTTGACCACGTTGGTCTTCTTGTGGACATTGAGCACGAAATCCTTTTTCTGGTGTGTCAACTCCAAAAACACGAACGGCTAATTCTTGTTTGAGTGGGGGTGGTAGGAATGGTGCGGCAATAACTACGGTGTCACCATCACTAACACGAAGGATAACCGCTTCATACGTAACACCATCTGGTGTCTTTGCTGCAAAAGATAAAGAACAAAATGCTGCCATTACTAAAGATAATAAAAGTTTCATAATAGACTCCTTCGAAACTTTTATTTAGCACAGGTTTTAAGACTATTTTTTATGACATGATGCGTCTATCTTAAATCCTTTGAACTTCAACCAATATGTCATGGTTGCTTTTGATTGTTCACAGCTCTGCTGGTCGGGAAATTCCAGTGTTATTTTTCCTGGTTGATCGTTTGGGTCGTTTAGGTGAACTGCTATCAATATCATCATCCATGCCATCATCGTGCTCCTCTGTCCATGTGATTATTTCCCATCGACCATCGTGATGCTCAACTAATGCTGTACATGATTCTACCCAATCACCATCATTCATATAGACTACACCATCTATTTCTTTTATCTCTGCTTTGTGTATGTGACCACATATCACACCATCATATCCTTTTTTCTTACAGTAACCTGCAAGGTTCTTCTCGAACTGAAACATAAAATCTACAGCTCGTTTAACCCTTTGTTTAAGATAAAGGCTAAGACTCCAATAACCAAAGCCAAGTCGATGACGGAACCAATTGAATCGAGAATTGATAGAAAGAACGAAATCATATGCTTTGTCTCCTAATATGGATAACCACGGTGCCAATCTTGTGATGCCATCGAATAGATCGCCATGCGTAACAAGATAATGTTTACCATCTGCACCAATGTGTTCGCATTGATTTTTAACTTCCAACATACCAAAACCTAAACCATAGTGTAAGTATGGTCTGAGGAATTCATCATGATTGCCTAATATGTAAATGACTTTTGTGCCACGTTTGGCATGACCAAGAACACGGCGAACCACATTAGTATGTGATTGCTTCCAACGCCATTTGTTTTGTTTGATTTTCCATGCATCGATTATATCGCCAACAAGATATAATGTTTCACATGTATTGTGCTTGAGAAAATTATTCAGATGTCCTGCCTTGCAATCTTTCGTTCCAAGATGGACATCTGATATAAAAATAGTGCGGTAGGTTTTATCCATTATAGTTTCTGGTTACGGTTCCAGAGTCACCATATCGTTGTGACCGATTGCTTTGATTAGAAACTACGTGAGTATGTGAAACGCCAAGAGTTCTTATCTTCCGATGTGTCACCAAATGATTGGCTATAACGCACTGCAACAGTATCTTCTTTAGTCAGTGCATAAGACAATGCTGCATGATAACGATTGCTTTGATACAAATTGACTGTTTCAAATGCATTACGATAACGATATCCGATATCACCATTCAAAGAACCAATCAGAGGAAACTTTGTACCAGCATCAACTGCATAGTGTGTGAAATGCGATGAAGAACCAATCTTCTCACCTAAACGCACACCAACGTATGGTTTGAATGCACCGAATTGTAATCCTTTACGGACACGAGCTTCAACACCTTCACTGATAGAACCGTTACCAACTTCAGTTTGACTTGTCTCTAACTTGAAACTGTAATCCCATGCGTCATCAGTTTTATAACCGACTGTTACTGCATGTTTGATGTTCTCTTTGTTGGTATTGCGATTCTCTTCTTGATAATACTGGAGGTCTGCATAACCACCTGCTTGTGCTGCACCTGCTACCATTAATGTGGCTACTGCCAAGATTTTTGCTAACTTCATTCACATCTCCTTTAAGTTAATACATCTTAATATCTATCGAAATAGACTTTTTAAACACAACTGTCATATTTCACATCTGCCAATTTCAACTTAGACAGAATAGTAATCCACATCCAACCAGCATCAAACTCGTACCACTTGTGGCTGAACTTAGGATTGGCGGGCATATCATGGTGATTGTTATGTAACTCTTCACCACCGATGATAATACCCAATGGTACAAGATTGGTCGATTCATCACTTAATACATGATTGCGATAACCCCACCAATGACCAAGACCATTGATTACACCTGCTGCCCAAAATGGTATCCATGCCATCTGTATCAACCAAATGACAATTCCCCATCCATTGAACAACAAAGTATTGAAACACAGCAACGACAAGAATCCTAACTTCGAATGCTTTGAATAGACGTTTCGTTCAACCCAATCATCGGGTGTGCCTACTCCAAAGTTATCGACCATCTTCTGGTCTTTTGATGCTGTGTGATATAGAAAAGCACCACCAAACAGGACACGCCAAATACCATAGTAATGTGGTGAATGTGGATCGTGTTCTGTTTCTGTTGCCATGTGATGTTTGCGGTGTATGGCAACCCATTGTTTGGTTACCATACCAGTTGTCAACCACAACCAGAATCGCATGAAGTGAGCAACGACAGGATGAAATACAACTCCCTTATGTGCTTGACTCCGATGTAAATACATTGTTACACACAATATCGTTATGTGTGTCGTCAGTAGTAGATAGATGATTTCCATTAGGCAGCCTTACCCCAAACGTCCACCCAATCTCCAGATAACGCCCCCTTAGCGTAATCTGTGGCTCGGTTCTCAAAGAAATTTGTGTGTGTTGGTGCATTAATCATCTCCTCTACCCACGGCAGTGGGTTCTTCTTTACTTTGAAAATACCTTTTAGACCAAGACTAATCAATCTACGGTCTGCAATGTATCGAATATATTGTTTCACATCTTCAGGAGATAGTCCTTCCATCTTACCCATCTTGAATGCTAGGTCGATGAAGTTATCTTCTAGTTCTACCATCTTTTCTGCAATAGAATAGATTCGTGATTTGAGGTCATCATTCCATATATCTTTGTTCTCTTCGATGTATGTGCGGAACAACTTAATCATTGACTCGGCATGTTGTGTTTCATCTACAATAGACCAAGTAATGATTTGTCCCATACCTTTCATTTTACCATGTCGAGGGAAGTTAAGTAGCATGATAAAGGAACTGAATAGTTGCATTCCTTCGGTGAAAGCAGAGAATACTGCAATGTGAGCAGCAGTAGAAGCCCTATCGCCATTCTGTGAGCTAATATTAAGAACATAATCATGTTTATCTTTCATCTCCTGATATGCTAGAAACTCTGAATACGTTGTTTCAGGCATACCTAATGTTTCAATCAAGTGTGAGTATGCTGCAATGTGAAGTGCTTCACGTGCTGCAAAACCAAGCAGCATCATTCTTACTTCAGGTTGAGGGAAATAAGGTAAATAATTACTAACGTAACCACCTGCAACATCAATGTCACCCTGAGTAAAAAATCTGAATACATGAGTGAGAAAACCTTTCTCGTCTTTCGATAGTTTATTTTTCCAATCCTTGACATCCTCTGCCATCGGGACTTCAGTGTGTAACCAGTGTGATTGTTCATGTTTTAACCAAGCATTGTATGCCCACGGATAGTTGAAAGGTTTAAAGTGTGTTCGTTCTTCTTGCAAGTTTAGGTTTGTTTTTTTTATCATTCTCTTCCCATTAGTTTATTCGTAAAGTTTAGTAGTAGTTCGCCGTGCGTATCATCATGCCATTGTTTCTTCATCCAACTATATGATTCATACCAGTGCTTTGTGCTTTCAGGATGGCAACCAATCAATCCAATATTATCTTGGATGATTGCCATTGGGTCACCGTTCGGATAGGTCGCAACAGTATCAAAATTGTTTCCTGTAAATGTCGGACCGTCATAGAAATACATCTTGAGAGAAACATCTTCCCATACTACTGGCATTGCTTTCGCATGGGGTCTATGTGTATCTGTGTTAGGTTGTTTTATATATTGTACCACACGAACATCATCAAGTAAATTGAAATAGTCATTGTCCGCCCAATACGCACCCATACAGATGCCAAGATACTTACCACCATTACCAATAAACTTCTGAATCGATTCCCCATTCTGTTTGAATAGGAAATCGTGAGCATCAGAATCACCTATGCCACCTGGAAAACAGATGACATCTACATCATTGAAAAAATCATCTTCTATTTCATGCTTTGTAAATATTTTAAATGTATAATCCTCACTTAGCGCATTCATAATCCCATTGACAGATTGAACTGAACATCGGGGTTGGTGTACAAACAATGCCATTCGGGTTTTCATTTTGATTTTTTCTCCTCCTCCTTACACACCAAATCATCCGAATCCATTTTTCTACAGATTGTTACTTTTTCCTTTTCAGGAAAAACTTTATCTACCGTCCAATTTGCACTCATCCATCCTATCGCAGAGAAAAATCCCCACACAATCATTTCGGCTATCATAATATATCATCTCCAGTTATCCTTCACATGCCAAACATACATCCTCTGTTGCTAATTGCTTCAAATCAATTTCTGATATAATCTCACGTTCAATTTTCTTTGATACTTTGTCTGCTTTGCCAATCTTTTCACTTCGGCAGTAATACAGAGTTTTCAATCCTTGCTTCCATGCCTGATAATGCACAGCATGTAGATACTTCACATTCACATCAGGTCTGAAGAACAAGTTAATGGATTGCGCTTGGTCAATGAACACCTGTCTGTTAGCTGCGTGATCCACAACCCATCGTTGGTCAATTTCCATACCAGTTTTGAACACATCCTTTGTCCAATCATCCAAGATATCCAAGTGTTGGACTGAACCGTCATTTGCAATGATACTTGACCAGATTTCTTGGTAATCCAATTTCGTGTCTGCATCGCATTTCTCCTTGATAATTTTATCCAAGAATTTGTTTTTGTTTAGATGTGAACCAGAAAGAGTGTCTTGGCGATATGCATTTGCTCTGTAAGGTTCGACAGATGGGGAGGTGTTGCCCATAATAATAGAAGAGGAAGCATTAGGAGCAATAGCCATAAGGTGACTAAAACGCTGTTTGGTACCTTTTGCATCTGGTGCCTCACCACGTTCATTACCGAGTTCAAGATTTGCATCGTTTAGTTTCTCCCTAATATGTTTGAACATTCTCACATTCGCCGATGTTGCTAGTGCCGATTCCCACGCAAGATTTTGTTTTTGCAGATATGCATGAAACCCCAAAGCACCAATACCAATACTACGCTCACGCTTAGCAGAATAAACAGCACGACTGATGGCAGTAGGAGCATTATCAATAAAATACTGAAGCACGTTATCAAGCATTTCAGCAACATCTCGAAGAAATAATTTGTCATCTTTCCAATCATCGTAATACTCCAAATTAACTGATGACAAACAACACACTGCGGTTCGTTGTTTATCGGTTGGTAAAATAATTTCAGAGCAGAGATTTGATTGTTTGATACTCAATCCCAACTTCTTTTGAAACTCTGGCATTGCACGATTACTTGTGTCGATGAAGTGGATATATGGTTCACCTGTCATCATTCGCATTTCAAGTATACGTTGCCATAGTTCACGTGCAGGTATAGTCTCACGAACTTCTTTTGTATGTGGGTCTTTCAGTTCCCATGTATCATCCATCTGTGGGTCAATCATACACTTCTCAACTAACTGCATGAAGTCATCAGTGATGTTGATACCGTGATGGAGATTCAAACAACGCATGTTTGGGTCACCTGTTGGTTTTCTCATCTCCAGAAAGTTGATAATGTCAGGGTGAGAGATGTCCAGATAAGCAGCATAACTCCCACGCCTAGTCCTACCTTGACGATAAGCAAGAGAAGAAGCATCATACGTTCTAAGGTGAGGCATGATACCAACAGACTTATCATCAGCAGAACGAATACCCAAACCAATTCCTACTCCGCCTCCCAACATAGAGAGCCAGTTGACTTCAGATAAAGTGTCCACCAATCCTTCAGCAGAATCGTCGAGAAACGGCAAGAAGCAGCTAATAGGCAACCCCCGCTTACTACGACCAAAAGATAAAATAGGAGTGCTGTAGCTAAGCCAATGCTTAGAGCTATAGTCATAAAGACGTTGAGCATGTTCTGGATTACTACCGAAAGCTTTTGATACATACGCAAACCTTTCCTGTGGTGACTTCTCATCTTCCTTCATGTATGATTCTTGCAACCGTTTGATACCTAACTCATCGAACAAACTATCACGTGAATAGTCTATCGTTATACCATTAATTTCTGCCATCTTTTCTCCGTTATTATTATTCTATTGCTAGTGCTACATTTGGGAATTGTGCTGCTATAATATCCCAACATTCATTTGCTATTTCCGCATGTTCTTTCTGTGTTCCATTTTCCATGCGTAGTTGGCAGTAATGTATCCACGAACGAAGTGTTCCATTCATGTATAATCGTGATTGCGTAATTCCTTCAGGTAATACTGCACGTGCTTGTTCTTTTGCGATGCCACTTTGTATTGCCCAATTATATGCGTGTTCTGCATTGTTGATTATCGACTGTTGCATTAGATTCCATTTGTTTTGCAGTTCCACATCATCTGTTTCAATAGAGTTCTGACGATTCTTCACATCCTGAAGTCGTGCTTCACGAAGTTCAAAACTTAAATCTTTCGTAGGGTCAGCATACCGTTGCGAGAATTCCTGAAAGGAAAAACTGCGGTGGCGCAAAATCTGTCGTGCGATGTCTCTTGTTGTGTTTATTTCCATCACTAATGATACCATCTCAAACGGTGACCAGTGTTGGTTTTTGATTAGGTAACGAATTAACTTATCATTACCCTGTGTGTTGTCTTGATTGTTTGGATTTGACACTCTGGCCATAAAAACAATCAAATCTTCTGCCGACTTGTGGTCATTAGAAGGTGCAGTCATACCTATCAACTTAACGCTCATACTCTCTTCCAAAATGTAAACTTCGCAATCGCCTCTAAATTTCTAAATGTATTACTATCTATAATACCTTTGATTTCGTCTGGTGAAAAACCATTCAAAATCATTTCGTTTATATCCTTACCCTCAATCGTGTCAGGCCAAATGACCACATCTTCACCTAACTTGATTGCTTTTTCTATTAACTTGCAGACTTCTTTATTTCGTGGTTCATTGTCAAATATCAGCACTTTATTTCGTGCTGAAATATTTTTTGCCGTGATTGAAAGATTTGCATCACCAGACGCAACACAGTTTGTTATGAAAAGGGAATCGAGCGGACCTTCAACGAGATACACCGTTTGATGTAGATTCACTCTGTCCATACCATAGATGAGTTTATCATCATTATCATTGGTGCGAACAGTCACATACCGTAGTTTGACATCGGAAGTCTCTAATGCACGACCAGATACGGCAACCAGTTCACCGTTGACATCATAGTATGGTATCACAAGTCGAGCATCATCTGCAAGTGTTTTACCATGATTAGGCACTAGAGCATCGATAAATTGCCGATACTTGGGTGTGAATAGTAGTTTATCGTAGTGTTCTGTAGGTATGCATCTGTTCTCTGCATACGTCAGACAAAAATGTCCACTCTGGAGTTCGCTGACCCATTCTGCATGGTCGAAGACTTTTTGCTGTTCGACTTTTCCAAATCGTGGTGATGGTATATTGAATGTAGGTGAAGTGTTGCTTTTGTTGAAGAATGTATTGGATTCACCCGATTTGTATTTTTCGAATGTATACTCTCCATGTAATGAAGGATCAACTTGCTTGAGTAAATTGGCAACATTAGTTCCTACTCCACAGTTATGACATCGGTATAATAAATCATTGCCTTTGGCGAAAACATAGCCACGTGCTTTGAGTTTATTCTTTTGGGAATCCCCACAGAAGGGGCATGAGAAGTTCCAAAGATTATCGCTCTTCTGTTTGAAGTTACGCAAACGAGAAGAAACTAATCTTACATATTTGTTATCGATATAGATTGACATATACCCATTATAGCATAGGTTCTATGTCATGTCAATCAACTGCCGAAAAGTTTGCCCAATGTTTCTAGTTTGACATTAGTTATCACCCAGCTAACGGCAATTACCCCACCAACAACCATCCATTTCCATTGTGATAACTTTTTCATGTCCTCTGATTCTCTGCTGTTATGCTCATCGATACATTCACGCAGAGATTTGATTTCATCCATGATTCTACGCTCAGTGAGTTCTATCTTATCCGATAGATTTCTATCTGTCGTAGTAATACGAGAATGAAGTTCTTTGATGTCACTCACGGTTTGCTCTTTTCTTTTATCCATATCTTGATAAATCTGACCAGCAAGGTCTAATTGGTTATCCGCAAGTTTTTCGATGACTCTATCCATTTTGTCGCAAAGCAATGTAAGTGTATTGACTTTCTCTTTCAATACACTTACATCGACTTTTAAACTTATTTCTTCAGCGTCTTGCAACATGATTGCTATTTCTTTTTATCTGGAATCGCAGTGCCTTCTAATTTCTTATGCACTTTAATTGTTTTACAAACTTCTTTTTCTTTTTTGGTTTTGCTGTCCAACTCTTTGACACATACTTTCTTTTCTTCGGCAGCAAAGGCAGCCTTGGTCAGTGGTGCAAAAAGCAGAAACAGAATCATTGAACCTACGAGGATTTCATTTTTCATTTTTTTTCCTTAGAGACAAATTTTTCGGATGCGGTAAATCCCAAACCACCGATAACAATATACATCATTGTATCAAATGTTTGTGGATTTACCTTTTTTTCAAAAAACATTTCTGCAATGAATCCTGTAGCAAGTAGAAGGAATGCTAAAAAAGTAATCATTCTTTTGCTACTAGGATTATTTTCACCTTCACCAGATAACATTTTTGTGAAGAAGTTCATTTATACCTCTGGATGTGGAGGTTGTGACGGTGCAGGTTTGCCACCGAAACCAGTAATAGGTTCTGCTGGAGCAAATGCTGATGTTGTTGTCATAAATCCACCCGCACCAACTGGTACAGAGTTTACAAATGCTTCTGGTGCAGATGCTTTTGCAACTGATGCTGGTTCTGGTGGCGGCGTGTATGGTTTGTTTGCAGCATCGATTGCCTTACCACGTAATTCTTTATCATCACCTGCCAACATGATACCTGATAGAGTACCTGTCAAGAATGTTGCAACTGGAATAATGAGTTCAAAGAATTTATTATCCACTGGACTCATACCGTTCATCGGTTGAGTAACAAAAATTAAACTGTAGAGAACCACAAATACAATTCCAAACAGTGTTAGACCGAGAATAATACCGATAAAAAACTTTAGGCGAGCATTCAGTTGTTCTGTAGAATATCTCTCACCTGACCATAATTCGTTAATCATTTGCAATCTCCTTTATTTGGCACTTTTGTTATTTGTTGTTCTTGTTGTGGAATAATAGGTTTGCCCGAACTATCTTTTACGTAATGTTTCAAATCTTCAGGACATGTACCATTTGCAGAGCAATATGGTTTCTTGCATTGTTCTTGTTCCCAATTATGTGGGTCTTGACAAGGATAACGATATCCCTCGTCACATCCAAACAAAGTAAGTGGTAACAATAGAAGTAGTATATATCTCATTGCATTATGCTCCTAAAACGTGAAGGGCGTGTGCATAATGTTTCTTTCTATCTTCAAGTCCAATTGTGCCACCGTTGATGATTTTTGTCATCTTTTCGATGTCACCCTTATCTGCCCACTGATTAAGTTTATTTGTCTCCCAAAACCAACATGCTGATTGTGCTGCACCTTCGAATGTTTGAGTATACTCTGCTGCTTCTTCAGGTGTGATTTCAAGTGATGCAGCAAACCAAGTATAGTTCGTTTTGCCTGTCAATTGAATTAATCCACGACCACGGTATTTGAATCCATCTCCCGATGCTTCGTTACCATTACCCATACGATCTGCATAGATTTTGTTGGCAATCTTTTGAGGATTCTTTTCGTATGCTTTAGCAGTTCCCATATCTTTGAAGTATTTTCCAAAAATCTTCATCAGGCTTTCTGCTTTGTAGTTCAAGTTCTCCGATAGAAAAACAAAATTACCAGACTCATGAGCACACTGTGCAATAAACGCAGCAATACGCTGTGGTGTGTTAATCTCGTAATCGGGCAACAGTTGACTCAGTGCATGATGCCACTGGTCAATGTATGGATTTTTTGGAAGCAATTCTTTTAATTGTTGTTTTGTGAGTTCCATTTCTTATCCTTATTATTTTACAGAATCAAATATTTCCTTTTGTGCTTTATACCATTCAATCCACAAATCATTCTTATCACTGCACTTGTGATATTCATAGTAATTATCTGTAACAACCCCAACTACATCACTTAATTTGGTTGTTCCTTCTTTAATCTTTGTTAGTGGCGGGCAAGAAACCATTAGTACATCAGGTGTCTCTGGAAACTTACGAGCAACTGGTACAGACATACAACCACTCAGCAACAATGATAGTATTAGTATCTTCTTCATGGTTTCTTCGCCGCCTCATTCAGAATGCTTATGACTGAAGGGTCAAGTTCGCACTTTGTGTTAATAACTTTTTCCCTCTCTTTAATCTTCTCGACAACTCTCTCTCTAGTTTCTGTGACCTTTTTGACTCTATCTCGGTATTTCGTTTCAATAACCACATTTGTCTGTCGTGATTTCTCTTCCGCATCTTTTACTTTCTCCTCAAGTTCTGCTACACGTTGACGCCAATCTGCTTCTACACTGTAACCACCCTTCCAGTATACACCAATACAGAATAGAAGTATAGAAGCAATCTTAATGATAGTCGCATATGCTCCAACAAATGGTATTTTACTGCCGACAAAAC